AAGTCAGCGTCAACGGGGTCACCTACGGCACCGTCTACACAGCATCATCTGTCCCCAACGAAGTCACGCTGGGGACACCCATCGAGATCGACGCCTCGGCCTCATCTGCGATGATCCAATTTGCAGTCACCAGCAACGCTGCATCCGCGAACCTTGAGGTCGTCTTGGCCTGCTCAGTCCTGTCGTCATAAGGAACCCACTCCATGGCCTTCTCGTCCTTCACATCGCAGTCCTCCAAAGCAAACCCATTCAAGGCACAGCTTGACAAGCTGTACCAAAGCACAGCGGGCAGGGATGTTGATCCAGAAGGCTTGGATTTCTACTCCAACCACCTTGCCAATGGAGCAGATTGGGACACGATGCAGAAAAACATCGTGGCCGACTTCGGACGTCAGGGTATTGGCCCCAGTGCGGTCAAGCCAGCGGCTTCCAGCTTTAGCAGCTACGTCGCCCCTCCCGCACCAACGCCTGTGCAAAATTCATGGCAAGCCCCGCCAAATGACTTCCGCGTAAATCTGGACAATGCCTTCATCAGTTCTTTCAATCGCCCCGCTGGCGCAGGCGAGGTGAACTTCTATCAAGACAAGATCAACAACGACAACTGGACGCAGAACGACATCAACACGTATGTCGCCGAAGACGCACGTCTTGAGCAGACCATGGCTGGTCACGATGCGATGTCGAACTGGGGTACAGCAGAGCGCAACCAGTGGAAGCAGGGGCAACTCCAAGGTCTCAACCTTGAGCGCACGGGAACCCCTCAAGCGCAGCAGCAGCAGCAGGCTCCAGCAACCCCAGACATCAACCAGTACCGCGATCAATTCGAAGAGCTTTACCAAAACACGTGGAAGCGGCCTGTCGATGATGCTGGCTTCGAGTTCTTCGCCAACAATCTGGCCGCAGGCAACACGACGTGGGACAACATCGTCAACAATGTGACCGAGGCTGCCCGCGTCGGCATGAACCCAAACCTTCAGATGTCCGACAGCGATTGGCGCGACACGGCCTCTGAGCTTTACGAAGAAACCTTTGGACGTCGCCCTGACGGAGAGGGTTCAGACTTTTGGCGCAACAGTGGCAAGAGCATAGATGAAATCCGCGACATCTTCATGAACTCTGATGAACGCTATGCGCTTGAGGATGACTATGAAGACTTCTACGGAAGCGCGAACAACGCCCTGCAAGATTACCTCCAAGCCGCCAGCGGCCTCGGCGCTGCTGACACAGCACAAGCAGACCAACTCAAATTCCTGCTGGCCGACATGCAGAACCAGCTTCGTGGATACGACAACCCGATCCTCGATCAACTTGGCGGTTTTGACAGCATCTATGGCCAGATCAACGACACGCTGAACCCTGCCATCGAGAACGTCTACGCTCTCAACAACGCAGAGACGCAGAAGATTTCAGGCTTCGAGCAGAAAATCATCCAGCAGGCCCAGCAGGTTCGCAATCAGCTTCAAGAACTGGACCCTTGGGACAAGGCTGGCGCACAAGCGCTCCGCGCTCAACTCCAAGACTTGGAAAGCCAAGCCTATGGTTTCCAGTCTGAGTTGGACTTCGACTTCTCAGACGAGTTTGTCATGGCGGGGTCCGCCGACAGCGCGATCAACTCGTTCTTGGCCAACTACAACTCCATGGATGCTTCCCGCAGGACAAACCTCGACAACCTGTCACGCACAATCATGACAGGCGGCATCCAAGACGCCACATCGTTTGATCTCTGGGACACAAAGTTGAACGAACTCGCCCGTGGTGACGACATCAGTGCGCAGCAACAAGCGCTGCAAGCCTTGCGTGACCGCCGCGAGCAGAAGATGAACGGCTTCTCTACCCGCCTCTCCGACCTCGGCTCCGGTATCGACGCCATCGAGCTCTCCGACATCACTGGCCTCGACACCCGCCGCAACCGCTTGCGCGAAGTGGAAGACCAGCTCACGGGATACCGAGGGGGCCGCGCACCGGACCTACAAGACCAGCTTGACCAGTACATGCAGGCCATTGAAGGTCGCTACGACCAGCGCTCCTCTCGCCGCAACGAGATCAACTCCATGGCCGAGACGCTCCTTGGCACCGTTCAAGACGGCGCATACCGCAGCGTTGATGACCTTGACCCGATCCGCGAGCAGATGGCATCCCTTCGCGGCGACGTGAACAACTTCGACGTCTTCAACGCCGAAGACGAACTCGCCAAGCTGGCCGAACTCCTCTCTGGCCACCAGTCTCGTCTTGAGCAAGATCAGCAGAACGCCTCTATGTACGGAACAGGTGTCGGAACAGGTGGCGGAATGAACTCCGGCAACGTCCGCTATGTGATGCCCGGAACCATGTCTGGCATGGGAGCGGGTTACCTCAACGATCAGCAGATCATGGCTATGATGCGGGCAGCCGAAGACGAAAAGATGTCCCGCAACACATACAACCCCGGCACATTCGCGCAGAATGTGATCAGGGTCCGAGCATAAACGGAGACATCACCTATGGCCTTCTCGACAATACTGGCTGGCGCACAGGTTCTTGGCGGTCTATTCGGGGCCTCCAAAGCCTCGAAGCAGGCCAAGCAGCAAGCAGCCCTCCAGCGAGAGCAGCTTGAACTCCAGCGCCGTCAGATCGCGGAGCAGGAGCGCTACGCCCGTTTGTCATGGGACATGATGATCGGCGAGAACGAATACCAACGGGAGTGGGAACAGAACAACCGCTTGCTCAATGAGCAGGAGCGGGCCTTCCAGCTTGAGAACATCAACCAATTCCGCAACTCGTCACTGGACCTGTACAGCGACGACGTCGCCCGCCAAGTCGAAGCGGACCGTGAAGCCGCACGGATGCGGGCCTTGCGTCTTGAGCAACTGACCCGCAACCAAAGCATCACCGCCGAAGAGCGCGAGTTCGCCAAGTCCCAACTCCAAGAAGCCCAGCGCATTGCCCAAGGCGAGCGCGACGAAGACCTCCAGCGCTTCTACACGGAACGCGCCCAGTCCACTCAAGAGCGTGAGTGGTATCTGGACCAGTACGGCCAGCAGCGCGACATCGCTCGCAACGAAAAGAACATGGACCTCGCTGTCCGTGAGCGCTACTCCGACCAACTCGGTGGCATGCAGGACGCGATCCGCCTTGCGGCCCGCGACCTTGGTGCAATGCGTGAGGCCCCTGAGATTGATCCCGCAGAACTTGAGCGCGAGATCATGCGTCGCACCACAGACTACCAGTCAGACGTGGACCGTGCCGCAGACAGGGTTGCTTCACAAAACGAGGCCAACCTCATCCGCTCAGGTATTGACGCATCCACTGCGGGCGACAGCAGACGCGGCGACGTGGCTTCACGCATGGCCTCCGAGTACAAAGACGCCCGGAACCGCGCCTACCAAGATGCTCTGAACTACATCTCTGGCAAGCAAGACCTGATGATGGGTGACTTCAACGCAGATATGGGCCGCCGCCAAGCCTACCTCCAAGAGGTCATGGGTGTCGAAGGCGCGGGCCTCGAAGAACTGCGCTCTATGCCCGGATACACCAGCGAGATGGACGCCTTCCGCATGGCCTCACAGACGCCAAGCGGTATCTACAACCGCAACATATCCTCCGCTGGCGACTACCGCGCTCCGGTCAACATCAACTCGGCCATCTACGACAACCTTGTGACGGACATCGGTCCCGCCATGTCGAAGTACCAAACGAACGACAACAACTATCTGGCTGGCCTGCTTGAGCGCAACAACGCCCGCTCTGCCATCTATGAGCCAACCCAACTCAACATCCCGTCAGCGTCCAATTACTTCTCCAACTCTCTCACGGGCGCGAGCAATCTCTACAACAGCACCTCCGAACTGGCCGCTAACTCCCAAGGCCGCGCAGACGCCGCATGGGGTAGCGTTGGCGACAGCTTCCAGAAACTCCTGAACGACAATCAGGGGGCGCTTGATACGTGGTGGAGTGGCGGAAGCAGCGATCCCGGCAGTGTTCGGCCCAAAGCGGCCCCTTGGTAAATTGATAGGACCATCAACATGAGCATCACATCGTTCATCGGCGGAATGAAAGATCGGGAAGAGAATGACCTGCGCAAGCGGCAGGAGATGGCGAGCGCTTTCGCCACCTTCAAGCAGGCCAATCCTCACGCCTCATTCCAAGACTACCAATCCTTCATCGACCAGATGTCTGGTGGTCGTAACTACCTGCGCGGGGGTGCGCCCTCACAGGAAGTCCTCAAAGGTCTGGCCTCTCAGAACTCCAAGACGCAGGCGCATGACAATCTCATGCGTCAATCCACGGCCATGCGTGAGCGCTCCCAGCTTCTTGGCACCATTGACGCACAGATCGACGTAGCCCTTGAGGGCTTGGACCCCAACGATCCTGACTATGCGGGCGCGTACAACCGCTTTGTGAAGCAGTTCGGCCCGGAGATGGCCCCGCTCCTTGAAGAGATGGGCATCGAGAAAGCGTTCAGCCCCCAGCGCCACCAGCGCCTGATCACCAAGCGCGTTCAAGACAACCTGCCCCAAGCGATCACCTTCATCGACGCCATGGAAGGCGATGGCGATCCCGCGCAACTCGCAACTATGATGGGCATCCCCCTCGGCTTTGCGAAGCCCCTCTTTGAGCGGGCCAAACAGGAGAAGTCCCGCAAAGAGGCCGCGTGGCGCACCTCCAACATGACCGAAATCCTTCGTCTGGCCAAAGATGACATCGCCTCCGGTGACACAAGTCTGGCCAGCGTGAGAACCATCGCGGAAGCCAACGGCATCAAGCTGGATGAGGACTTCATCAAGACCACAACGGAGAAGGCCAGCCGCCAGCGGAACCAAGAGAACCTTGAGTGGCTCACAACGAACCGTCGCGCCATCTACGACGAGATCGACGAGGCCATGAAGTTGGGCGCAACCGACATCAACCCCATCCTTGACCGCATCGCCGAAACCTCTGGCCGTCAGATCAGCCCGGAGTTCCGCAAGCAACTGACGGAGGGATACAACACGCGCATCCAAGAGCGTGAAACAAAGAAGGCCCAAGAACAGAGTGACCGTGCGTCTGGCTGGCGTTTGAAAGTGCGTGAGAGCATCGCTGCAAACCCGCAGATCACAAAGCTGATCCAAGAAGGTCGCATCGACGAGGCAAGACAGATCATGGACAGCATGCTTGGTGATGTCCCGGAGGATGTTCGGGACAATGCCTTCGATCAACTCTTCGACCAGTTCACTGAGACCACCATCGCCACAAGCCAAGTTGACCAAGACCGTGCGCGTGAAGAAGCCCGCATGCGGTTCAACCAAAGCACCCCGGAAATCCGCATCAACGTGGCCAACAAGTCGCGGGAAGCAGCAGGCACTCATTTTGGGGACGGCACTCGCTTCACCCCAAACACTGGCCCCGCAGGAGGCAATGCTGCAATGGCAGCCCAGCAGCTTGCTGGTGAGTTCTTCATGGATCAAACCGCTCTCGATACCCTCCAGACGGTCTTTGCAGACGCGCCCAAAGACGCAATGGTTGGCGAATTGCTTGTCGCTGGTAGGTCCGCCCTTCAAGGCACCATGTCAATCAAAGACCAGCAGGACATGACCGTCGAGGCGCAGCGCCGTGCCTTGGGCGTTGTCGATGACGACATGACGTTCCAACAGTGGAAGACGCACTGGAAAGAAGACGTCGAAGATCAGATGGGCAAGCTGGACAAACACCTCCGAGATGCCATGTCCGAGACCGATCCCGCACGAAAGGCTCTCAAGCTGAAAGAACTCAAGCAGTTCGCTGAAAGACGTGCCGGGTTCTACAAGACCGCACTCAAGAAGGACGCTGAGAACGCAGGCCAGATCATCACGGCAGGCACGGCACCATGGAACGGCGCGGAAGCGATGCAAGAAGGTGCCATCGCCCAAGAGAAGTTCTCCGGTAAGATGCAAGAGATCGACGCAGCCCTTGCTGTGCTGGCAGAGCAGGGCGTTTCAGCCGAGCAAGGCGCAGCAGCGGCGGCAGCGCAGGACAGGTTTGGCCTCAAGCCAGCCCAAGAGGGTGAGCAGACCAACGCTGGCCGCATCATTCGCGACGTAGCAGGTGCTGTCACAGGGAGTGTCAATTACGCTCAAGCGAAGAGCAACCTCCAGAGTGAAGCGCCATCGTATTTCACCAGCACCAAGGCGGAAGTTGATAACTTCAACAAAATCTACAGGGTTTTGACTGACCCTAAGGTCGCAGCGCTGATCAAGGAAAGCCCGGAAGCCCTTGCCGCCATGGCGGAAGACCCCTTCGCGTTCTATCAGTCGGACTTTATCCAGAAACTCATCAAGGATACTGCCGACGCACAGACAACCACCACCAGCACTCGCAACGGTGGTGACCGTCCCGGACGCTAAGGGACGACCCAAGACGCGGTACTCCATATCTTCCGGGGGAACATACCCCCTCGGAAACTGGAGTACCGTACATGGGCCGCTTTGATAATCCTGACTTTGAATTTTCAGGTGACACGAACACACAATCAGACAGCGGTTACGCATCTGTAGACCCCACGACAATCACCCGCGACCCCAAGTTCCTGATGGACCTTCGCACCCATTACCGTGACCAAGGGGTCATGGTCGGTGCAGCCTCCGACGAAGACCTGCTCGACATGTTCCACCGCGACCGGAACTGGGCAGACTTCAACTCCCTCTCACTGGCCAAAGACACCTATGACGCATACACGGCGACAGGCGAGACCCGCGCCCGTGCCAAACGTCTGCAAGGTGCATGGCAATCCATGCCGAACTTCTACGAGGAAGGTGGCCGTGGCTTCATCGAGATGGCGAAGGACGTCCTCCCGGCTGTCGCCCTCGATCCCGTCAACTTCGTCGGTGGCCTCGCCGCCAAGCCTGTCGCCCTTGGCGCAGCCGCAACCCGCATTGCCGCAGGCGAAACCGCAGAGCAAGCCGCCCGTGCAGGCGTGAAGGCTGGTATCAAACGTGCCGCAGGCACAGAAGCCCTCGTTTCAGGTGGCGTCGAGGCAGGCTTTGACGCTGCAACACAGGCCCGTGACATCAGCCTTGGCCTCCAAGACGAGTATTCCCTCGGTCAAACAGGCGTGGCCGCTGGCGTTGGTGCTACCATCGGCGGCGTGGCAGGTGCGCTTGTTGGTATTCCCGGCGCTTTCGCTGGCTCACGTCAGGGCCAAGAAGCCTATCAAGCCCTCAAGAACCTTGGCGTCACAGACGAGGCCATTGCCAACATCCCTGTTGGCCAAGTTGACAAGCTGATCAACAACCCTGACGCATTGGGTGAGTTCGCCACGCAGCCAGAGAACCGCGAAGACCGACGCGGCCTCAACAAAACCGCAGCAGACATCCCATTTGGCACCGACCTCGAAGGCGAAGCCCCAGCCATCGCCGCCCCGGAGCCAGAGGATGACGGCCTTGAGGCCACAGCAACCCGCTTCAACACTCTGATCGAAGCGCAGCGCAACTACATCGCACGTCTGCGGGCAGACGGCGCGGACATCACGCAGATCGAGAACTCCGAAGCATACCTTGCCCGCATCTCTGTCCTGCAATCCATGCCTGACCGCCTTGCGCGGGAAGCAGGAGACATCAAAGCCCTTGAGGCATCCAACGATCCGATCAAAAGGAAGCGCGGCGAGGCCCGCCGTCTGGCCTTTGAGCGCGACTTGTCAGATTTCCGCACCCTCATGGGTGACGAGACCACAGGGGAAGAAGAGAACGCCATCATTGGCCGTCTCCTAGACCGCAAGGAGGAGATCGAGGAAGAAGACGCCGTTGCCAAGAAGCCAAAAGCCAAGAGGCCAAAGCCAAAAGCCAAGGGCGCAAAGGCAGCCGCCAAGGAACAAGAGCAGACCGCAGAGGGGGTGACAGAAACTGGCACCCCTGACGCAGAGGCGGCAGTAGAAGAAGAGCCAGTACCACAGACGCCGGAAGAGATCGCGGAAGAAAAAGCCGAGGAAGCAGACCGCTTTCCTCCCACCAAGAACGCTGGCAAGTTTTCAGCCCCGGCCCAGAAGTACATCGACGACAACAAGATCAAGATCAAAGCCTCCGACATCGGCGACGGTGAAGGCTCCACTGGCTTCATCACCAAGGGCCAGCTTGAGAAGTTCTTGAAAGAGAAGCGCGTTGCCGAGAAGCCAGACGTTGCCGCTCCAACTCCAGTACCAGAAGCCCTGCGCCGCAGCGCCATCCAGAACGGCATCGACTACCGCAAGGTCATGGAGGAAGACCCCACACAAAAGCCGCGCACCGCATTGAAGAACGCTCTCAAGAAGAAGCAGGAAGAAGGCGGCCCCATCGACGAATACGTGGCCAACCTGTCCATGCACGTAGACGAGTTGATGCAGGAACTTGGTGACGGGGGCATCGACGACGCAGACGAAGCACTCCGGTTGCTCATCGCAGCCGCCAAGGATCGCGGTGAGTTCGACCCCAAAGACGTGGAATACTTCTTCACGGACCTGCTCAATGACACCCGCAACCAAGGTCTGCTGGATGACATCATCGAGTTCGACACCCCCCTGACCAAGGCCAAGGAGGCCAACGCCAAGGTCCGCGCAGATGCTATGGTGGCCGCAGACGACAGCGTGTCTCCTGAGTTCGCACTCAAGATGGCTCGCATCGAAGTGGCATCCGAGGGCAGGGCAGACGCGAAGTCTCCTCGTGGCTCATCCCAGAAGTGGGGAGAAGCGGGCAAGTTCACCACCGCTGGCCGTTCATCTACCGGACAAATCCAAGCGTTCTTGCAGCGCGGCACCCCTATCTCCAAGGGGTCAGACTACACAATCTCTGGCGCTCCATACCCCACGAAAGCCACCCTCGACTTTGATGAGGCCCTGATCCGGGCAACAGAAAAGCAAGGCCCGGACATCGTCCCTTTCAAAGCATCGGGTAACGAGAAAGTAATCACCAATGGCGGTGGCGAAAACAAGGTGCCACGCGGCAGCATCGCCTTCGCAGATGCTGTAACGGGCAAGGCGTACGAGAGCCGTGAGATGGCGCTTGCGATGCGGCCAGAAGGTGGGAACAAGAAGCCGATCAAGGCCGACGAGAAGGGCAAGGGCAAGCCAGCCGCGTCCGTTCAGAAAGCCAAGAGAGCACAAGCCGACAACTCACCCATCCCTGCCGCCTCCAAGGACGAAGGTCTGCTCATCATTCGCAAGAAGAGCGACCCGAATGTTGTCCGCATGATGTCTCCCAAGCAGGTGACTGACGGCAAGACAATGCAAGACCTCATTGGCAGTAAGGGCAAGATTGAAGACTGGGAAGTCAAGTACGCCCCGGCCAACCAGCACACTCACAATGCGTTCAAGCTGCGCAATCTGTTTGATCGCCTCGATGCCCCAGATGAAAACCTCACAGGCGACATCATAAAGAAGGCACGTGATACGTCTGCCGAAGCCGACGCCCCACCACCCGCCATCTACAACGCCGAAACCATGGCCGTCCGCTCAGAGCCTCTCACTGCCGAAGAGGTTGACGCGATCAACGCTGCGACAGCGGGCAAACTCAGCCCCGTCAAGGAAGGTGACAGCCTGACCGTCAAGGAATTGATGATGGTCAGTCACATTACTCACCTCATCGACTGGAAGCGGCTTGAGCAAATAGGCGGTGTTCCCGTCGTTGCACGTGCGCTTGCAACTCTTTCGGACATTCTGGGTCGCACCATGCCAGACGGCATCATGTTTGAGCAAGGAACCCGCGCTCAAGCTGTTGATATGGTCGAGACCATCTTCCAGAAATACGCGCCAGAAGAAGTAAAGCTGGCCAAGGATTTCATCTCTCGCCGTCTTGGCGGCAAGAAAGACGTCGCTCCAAACTTCCGAGAGAACACCAAGGTCAACAATCTAAACACGGATTATAAAGATGGCACACAGGCCATCAATCTCAATGGAACCGTAAGAAACAGACCCGCATCTTCTGTCCTGTATCATGAGGTCGCGCACTGGGCGTACCTGAACATCCTGACAGACGCAGACCGCGCCCAATTCTGGCGGGCCATGGAGAAGTACGTCGGCAACCCGAAGGCCGTCCAAGACGCGCTGCCAGAATATGACGGCATGCCTGTACCGAAAGAGAAGCCCCTCAAAGGCGGCAACGCAAACCTCAACCCTCAAGAGTTGTTCGCGCAGCAGTTTGAGATGTGGGTCACCCGCAACGGCGATCCCGCACTGCAAGACGAGACGTACTGGAAGAAGATTGGTCGCTACGTCAAGGCGATCTTTGACCGCTACATGGGCAACGCCAAGATCGACGCGGACCTTGAGCCTCTGTTCTCCAAAATCCTGCCCGACGATCAGGAGGGCCTGTTCCGTGGCGGCGTGGACTACGAACCCCAGACCGACGCAGGCAAGCAGTACGCCAAGCGCCTGACTGAGGTGCGCATGGTTCAAGACACTCTCGAAGAAGCCATCTCCAGTGGCTCACACGATGGCATCATCAACGGCTACAAAGACATGGTCGCCATGCTCTTCTCCCTCAAAGGGGATGCGAAGAAGACAGGCACTTTCATGCCAACACGTCGCCTGTCCATGCTCATGAAGGCCCGCATCGCTGACTTTGATGCCATCATGGGTACAGACTTTGCCAGCTACGATGGATCAAAGGGCTTCCTGCCTCCGGGCTTCGAAGACTTTGGCGGCAGCACAACGTCCAGCAACATGCTGGAACGCGCAGAGATGCTGGCTGACTTTTACCACAACGGGTACAACGGCAAGTACAAGCCGACAGATGCGGAAGGCAACGTCGCCATTCCACCCCAGATCAAAGACTTGGACGCCACATCTCCACGTGCGCTGCTCGACATCATGGGGGCCGCAATCACGGGCAAGTACAAGATGGCCGAAGGGACATCCAAGCTCCCGGCTGGTGCCAAGCCGCGCAAAGTCTACAAGTCCAAGAAGGTATCCAAGGGCGCAACCACTGCGGCCAAGAAGGTCGAGCGCTCCAACCGTGCCGCAACGGCAGAGGCGGAAAAGGTCACCAAGGCCAAGAGCAAGCCAACCGCCCCGGCCAAGCCTGAGACAGCCACCACGGACTACAAAGGCATGGGCCTTACGGCACTACGCAAGGCCATGATAGAGAACCGCGACACAGAAGCGGCCCCTCATCTGGCCATGGCTCTTATCCAAAAAGAGCAGGCCATGAAGATGCCGAAGACGAAGGTCGAAGTGCCTGAGGCGATCAGGACTTCTCCCACTAACGTCGTCAGGGCGGCGTATCTCAAGGCTTTGTACGAAGGTAACAGCGACATCCTCAAGCAGACGTCTTACGAACTGCGCCTGCGCTACGGCGAGGACGTCAAACTCAGCGACCCTGTGCAGTCACAGACACTGTCTGCCATCCATCAGGAGCGCGAAGACAGCATCGGTATCCCGGACGGCAACGGCATCCCCGCGTCTGCCCGCGCCACCGTGCGCGAGATGCTCTCCTACATGACGCACCGCGATCCGGTCATCGAGAACTCCATGCGCACAATGACGTACCGCATGGTCAACTTGATGGGCCGCACGGCCAAGGCAACCGTAGAGAACGCGAACCTGATGTCCGCGCAAGACGTCGCCCGCCTCTCTGGCCGCTCACAGAGTGTGGTAGGCAGCGCAGTCTTCGCCGACTTCCGCAGCCCTGAGTTCACTGGCCTTCGTTCAGACCTTCGCCGCATGGCCGTGGGTCTCACCAAGGGCAAAAGCGACCCCATCGACCTGATGCACGAGATCGGTCACGTCGTCATGCGCTCCGGTGCAATGCCCGACAAGGAGATGGAGGCCATCTATGCGGCCTACGATGCGGCAGATGACAAGATCAAGAAGCGCGTCATCGACGCCTACGGCTCACGCTACGCAGACTTTGATGCACGTGACCGCGAGAACCTTCTTGCGGGTGAGTGGTTCTCCGAGAGCCTTGCCAAGTACATGTCAGAGCGCGTGGGTCGGGGCGACATCTACGAACAGATCACCAATGGCAGCTTCGAAGATGTGGAACTCCGGGGCCGCTTTGACCGCGCCATTGACCGCCTCGCCGAGTACGTGGCCTATGTGGTGAACGGACTGATCGGACGCGACGACATCCGCCAGACCTTCCGCCGTCTCACCTTCTATGGCGACATGATGGCGACACGTCCCAAAGGACCGCTGGCAAACAGCGCCCTCAAGGGCCGCGCACTCTCACCGGAACTGGCCCCCTCATATGCCAGTGACGTCTTCCTCAACGCACCCCGTGCGCAGAAGGATCGCGCCCGTCGCTACGTCTCCAACGGATACGGCTCAGACGAGAGCGGCAACCCCGTGGCCTTCTATCATGGCACCCCCAACGGAGATGCCCTGTCACGCAACAAGAACCCACGTGTCCAGATTTCCAGCAATGGCAACTTTGGCCCCGGCTTCTATGTCGCAGCAGACCCGCGCCCTGCGGATCAGGTTTACACGCAAGGCACACCTGAGGCGATGATCCGGGCGATGGAGACAGCCAACCCGGATGCCACCCCGGAGCAGATCGAAGACTTTGTAGACCTCGCGCTCAACATCGGTGACACGCGCAAGCGCATCGCCACCATGCGTCGTGAGTACACCATGCTCTTGGACAGCGTTGGGCAGATGGATGAAATCTCCAGAGAGATCATGGATCAGGAGATCGAGGCCCTGCTCTACAAGATGGACCGGATGATCGACACCGAGTACGAGATGCTGGAAGAGGTCAACAAGTTCGGCGTGGACTTCTCGCCCGCCGTCTTGCCTGTCTACATTCGCCTCAAGAACCCTGTCGATTTCCGCAAGACCGCCCGCTACGAACAGGGTGATCCCGCATTGGTCGGTATCTTGGAGCGCTTGATCACCGAAGAGGGTGCTGAAATTCCATCACCCCCAGAGGTCATGGATGGCAACGACGCCTACAAGTGGCTGGTCTCCTCTCTGGCCCGCAGCCAAGACTTGAGCGCAGACCAAGCCCGCGCCCGCCTGAACACCAGCCTCCAACAAGCTGGCCACGACGGCTTGCTCACCACGCACTCCAACGTGCTGGACCTTGAAGGCACGGCAGTCGCAGAGAATGGCCGCACCTACGCAGGAGAGGTAACTTCCTACGACGCTCCCATCCTCTTCTCTGGCAACAACGTCAAAAGCGTAGACGCAGTCATGTACGACGAGACGTCACCCCTGCTCTACAACCGGACCCCACGTCTGGTGCCAGCCAACATGAACGCCAGCATCGTCGAGGCCATCGCCGATGGCCGCATCAGCAGCATGTCAGAGGTCAGCGCAGCATCCATTGGGGAAGAAGTGGAGCGTGGAGGCGATCCTTCCTTGAGTGGCGCACTCATGTCCATGGCCTCTGGCCGCAAGCCCACGGTAAAAGAAGTGAGCGCCATGGTGAACCGTGGACCGCGTGGCTGGATCATGTCGCAGGACGAACAGTTTGCGCAGATGGGAATGAACTGGGTCTCTGGCTGGTATCGCAACATCTTCCCGGACGTCCAGCAACGTCTGGCCAAGAAGTACATGCCCTTGGAGAAGTCCCTCCGCGCCATGCCAGACGCAGACGGTAAGGCCCGCGCATGGGTCCGGTCTGTCACGGTTGGCATCGGGCAGAAGCAGCCTGACAGCTACACCCGCATCGTCCGCGCACTGCGCCACGGGGAAGGCTCCCGACAGGAGATGGCCCTGACCGCTCAAGAGCGCTCGGCCTACCAGCAAATTCGCAACTCATTCAACAATGAGCGCGATGAACTGGTCAAGTCTGGCATCTTCATGGGCAAGCGGAAGAACTACTTCCCACAGGTCTACAACGTCACCGCCATTGAGAAAGACCCCGAAGGCTACAAGGCTGCAATGGCCAACTACTACGTGATCGAGAAGACGAAGATCGGCGAGCCAGTGGACATGCAGAAGGCCATGGACTTTGGTGACTACATGCACTCCCGCATCGTTGGGGATGACAGTGATGGCGTCTTCGTCCCGCTGGAAGGTGGCTCCCGCAACCCACAGGCCGACAGCATCGACTTCGCCCGTATGGTCGAACTGGAGAAACACCCCGAAGCCCTGCGTGAGATCGAGAAGTATCTGGAGAATGACCTTGAGGCCATCCTCGTGAAATACTTTGAAGGCTCATCCAGACGTCTTGCTCACATCGAGAAGATGGGCGTCAACAGTCATGGCCTCTACGATTACCTGACGGTCATTGACCAAGGTGCAGAGGGCATTGCCCACCTCCTGTCCACGAACAAGACGTTCACGAAGGAGTGGTCCAGCCTCGACCTCAAGGCACAGCCGGATACGTTCAACCTCAAGGAGGTCACGGCCATGCCGTTCTCCAAGAACCCCGGCGCGGCTTTGAAGTTTGCCAACGAGATCATCGCCGAGACGCAGGCCAACGGCACAGCCGCTGCCCGCAAGAAGATGATGGACCTCGCACCTCGAACCTTCCGGGGTGAAATCCCACTGGCCTATACCCGCCGCGTGGACGCCATCGTCGGCGCTCTGGCAGACTACAAGGGTCAGAAGTCTGGGATGAAGAACGAGGACTTGCAGTGGGTTCAGGAAGCCATGAACGTGGCCATGCGGAAGCGCATGAAGGGAACCTCCGAAGTCTCAGAGAGGGCTTCACAGAAAATCCGCGCCTTCAACTCCATCACCCTTCTCAGCTACACAATGCTCACCTCTCTGGGTGATGTCATGCTGCCGCTTATCCGGTCAGGCAACATGCAGGCGTTCATCAAGGCGCAGCGCAAGTACCACTCTGATCCGATCTACCGTGAGGCAATCGCCCGTACAGGGGTGGCCATTGAGAGCATAACGCATGAGCGCATGATCCATCTCTTCGGTGGGTCAGACGGCAAGCTGTCTACGTCGTTCTTCAACGCCACTGGCCTCACACCTTGGACAGACTTCAACCGTCGCATGGCGGGGGCCGTAGGTCTTGAGGCTTTGATCGCCGAGCAGCAGCGGGCGTTCAGCACTCACAAAGCAGGGGTGCCGTACAACCAGCAGCCCGCGTCTTTCCGTAAAGCCTATCGCTTCATGAAGCGATACGGCGTGGAAGAGTTTGCTCCCGGTGGATCACGTGCAGGCCAGACGTTGTCTGATCTCTCGCTCACCGAGACAGACGACACTGTGCGCAAGGCCGTCATCCACTTTGCCAATGACGCGGTCTTTGCGCCCAACCCCAACGACATCCCGCTCTGGGCGCAGACGCCATGGGGCGCGGTCATCACGCAACTCAAGACGTTCCCGCTGATGATGCACCGCATGACGTCTCACATCATCAAGGAAGCCAACAAGGGCAACCTTACTCCGCTGATCTACCTCGCAACCTTTGGCCCTGCGTCTGGCGCAGCAGCCTTGGGTGCAAAGGACATCCTTCAAATGCGCGGCGGTGACGAGAATGACGAGGCTGATTTCCGCAAGCGGAACCTGCTCAAGTTCATGGGCCACGACAAGGATGTTCACGGCGACGAGAACGACTTCCTTGGGTGGTACTTGGAAGGCGTCCTGATGATGGGCGGCTTGGGTATCATTGGCGACATGATGCACAGCGTCGGATCGCAGGTTGAGAATGGAGCCTACGGCCAAGTCCGTATCCTCTCCACTATCGGCGGCCCATCTGTTGGTCTGATCACAGCGGCCACCACTGTAGGCGGAGGCGTGAAGGAGATGGTCGTTGACGGCACGGAGAGCAACTACAAAGAACGCTCTGCTGTCCGTGAGGTAGCGACCCGCATCCCCGGCATTGGCGGCAACCGCGCTGCCCGTGAGGGTATCGTCAACTCCCTGTTCCCCAAGGAGGACGAAAGCAACGGCACATTCGGTGAAAGGTTCACTGAAAGCTGGACGAAGAAGTTCTGAGGAGGACAGGCATGACGTACAGACCAGACAACCAAGTGAAGTGGATCGTGATCCACTACAGCGCCACTCCAGTTGAGCGCGTCACGTCTTACGACGCCATCGAGAAGGGTCACATCCAACGTGGCTTCAAGGAGATTGGCTATCACGCATACGGCCCGCGCACCGGAGGCTTCATGCCGGGGCGTGACCTGTCCCAGCCGGGGCGGTTCGAGGTCGGCGCTCACTCCAAGGGGGAGAACTCCCGCAGCGTGGGCTACTGCTACGAAGGCGGCGTCTCCATCCACGACATGAACACTGGCTTCGACACCCGCACCCCCGCGCAGATCGACGCCATGATCACTTGGATCGACATGATGCTGGAGCGTTTCGGTGGCGACGGCCTAGACCCGACGAAGGGTCCGATTGTCATCGGCCACCGTGACATGCCCGGAGCGGCGACACAGTGTCCGGGCTTCGACGTCACAGCATGGTGGCGCACAGTCGTTGAGGATCGCAAGTACAACGCCCCTCCACCCTCTGGCCCCTCATGGCTCACGGCGCTTGTCGATGCCCTGTCTGGCCTGTTCTCAAAGCGGAGGAAGTGACATGGAGATACAGCGTGAAGTTCTTCGGCTCATACGCCACCTGATAGCGCCTCTCATGGCCTTCTTGGTGGCTAAGGGGTGGATGCCTGCCTACCTGCAACATGACCTCGCAGAGGTCATCATAATCGTCGTGTCGCTGGTAACAGTCATGGCCTTCTCCTTCCGCAGGGACAGTAAGAAGTGATCGGGTTTCTGTCTCGCATCAAGTTCCAGATCATCGCGGTCTTCTCCGCTGTCGTCGCTGCCATAGGCGCTCTCCTTCTGGCCAGACGTGAGGGCAGGAAGGACGCAGAGCAGGACGCCAAGATAAAGGATCAAGAACGTGCTGACAAAATACGTGATGCTGTTGAGCGCAATGTCGATGACAGGGTGCGTAAGTACGATGACGCGGGGTGGCGCGAGTGAAGCCGAGGTCTGTCGTCAGATTGGAAAAGCACTCCCGACACGATCACGCTCAGACACTGCGCAGACAGCCAGTGAGATACAGACGCTCTACGCCACATTCTCACTGGCATGCCCAGACTTCGAAGAGTTCATTCCCCGAAGTAGCGCAGGCTAACACCCGCCTCGTCCATCATGTCCCGACTTGCGGCGAAGCTATCACGGAACCTTTCAGCCAAGCCATCCTTTGGGCGCAGAGTGATCACCTGATCCACGCCGGATTGTATCAACAGGCCAGCGCAGTTTGCGCATGGGTGGTGTGTCACGTAGGCCACGCAGTCATCCAGAGACTGCACCGCGTTCAGGATCGCATTGGCCTCCGCATGCTGCACCATCAGGTACTTCTGCTCACGGTCCTTGTATCTGTCGTGTCCGTCTAGGACACCACGCGGGAAGCCGTTGTACCCCATGCCCACGACCTGACGCTTGGGGTTCACCAAGACGCAGCCGACTTTGGTGCTGGGGTCTTTCGACCAAGCGGCGACGTGGAAGGCAAGCGACATAAATCTGCTGTCCCATTTACCAGTGAGGGCGGTCATCCTTGCCTACCTCCCGCTGCTCATACGTCACGAGAAACGCCATGCAGCAAGACGCATGCCAAAGGTGAGACTTGCCTGTTTCAGGGTCATGGCTCTCACCGCTCCACCACGCCATCATGTGCCGCATCATGGCCCCGTACACACGTGACCAGTTCATCCCCCTCTCCCAGTTCCGGTCACCGTATTTCTCAGCGCCAAAGGTGAGGATGTCCCCAATGGCCAAGACGATCTCTGGCGGCACAAGGTCGAGGCGGTTCTTACCGCCGTCAAACTTCTTCCCCTCTGGCCAGACGTCTCGCTGCGGCTGGTCGTGAGGGTCAACATATCGGTCTGTGCAATCAGTCATTCCATTTCCAATTCAGCTTTGAGTTTCAAGAGCGCAACCTCTGCCTCTGCCAGCAACACTCCGAGTTCCACCTCACTATCGTCGCAGTCCTTCTGCACGTATCTCAGCTTGTCCCTTGCCCTCACCAGTTCCTCTGTCTCGCCCCCTGCCTTGAGTACGTCTATGCGATCCGCGATAGAGTAAAGGCTCCGCCGCAAAGCACCCAACCTGACCTCCTCTCTCTTTGCGTACAGGACCGCGTCTAGGTATTCACGCCCCAGTTTATCTGTTGTGGATGTCATCAGACCTCCCTTTCTGCTGGTTTGAATTGTTGCCAATCATCACAGGGGTAGTCCGGTATTGGACGCCCCTTCATGTTGCAGTACCAACCACCGTCCTCAGTGGGCGAAGAGTGGGTACATGTCTGACACAGCGCGGGAACCTCAACGTGGCCCCAGCATGCGTCAGACTTGAAACAGAACCGACACCGCCAGTCTGTTTCATCCTTTGCGATCTTGATCACCTCGCCAGACAGAGCCAGCCCCACCTTCTGGCGGATGAAGCCAAACTCAAACTGGTCAAACTCCACGACCTCGCAGTGGTAGGCAGACGTGTTCTTGTTGTAGGCGATGAAGAGAGACGACTGCATACGCGCCATCCCCATCATCATTTGCACCTGTCCGAAATACTGGGGGTGTGACTGCTTTACGCCGAGGTTCACAAACTTGGTGAACGAGGCATCGTTCATCGACTTGATCTCAAGGATCATGAGTTCGTCTTCGATCTCAATCATCCCGTCTGTGTGGCACACCACATGGCCACCAAAGTCAGAGTAGGTGTATTGCTTGCCCGTGAGAGCATCGACCTCCCACACAGCGTACCCTGCCTTTTTCAAGTCAGCGACAACCATGTCCTCAATCTTGTGACCAAGGCCAAAGATGCGCTTTAGTTTTGCGTCTGGCTCCTTGTTCGGGAAGCCGCGCAGGTTGAAGGCGATAGACGCCTGACACTGATTGCCAACGATGGAAGCGCCAATGTAGCGACGTGGCTTGTCGCGCCTGTCGGCTTCGTATGCGTCATCAATTTTGCGGAGAACATCTTCCGCCTTCAACGATCTTGTCATGTTGGATGTGCCATCCCTTTATCAGTGATCCGCCAAGTGAAGATGGTGCAGGACTTGGGCCTATCACCCTCCACAAAACCAAGACGCCGCAACACAGTGAGGTAACATTTTACCTCATTCACTTGCGACTTCATGGCCAGCGCCACGTCTTCATTGGTACGGTATCGGCCATCCTTCATGATAGAGAGCGCAAGTCTTGCGCCCTCTGACAGGACGTCCCTGTCCTGAACAACCTTCCTCACCTTCGCGGGTCGGTTGGCATGGTAGGGTGCGCCAAGCACCCTAACATTTTCATCGGCTGCCATAGCCTTCATGTCCGCAATGTCGTCGCTTGTCATACGCATGAAATTGCCTCCAATCAGAATGGGATTTCATCGTCCAGATCAGCAGACTTCTTGGCCTGCGGCGAGGGCGCGGGGGCGTCCCCGTCGATGATGAAGCGTTTGACTTCCTCACGCTGCACCGTCTGGCCGTTCTTCTGGTACGGCTTACCGAGGTCCACATAGATGCGGCACGTGAGGCCAATCATGCTCTCAATATCCCCCGGCTTGTCTGGGTTCGGGTGGTTGCCCGACACCAAGAAGGACTTGAGTTGACGCAAGCCAATATCCTGCGCTTGGGGCGAAGAGGTATGCACCACGTTGAAGCCAGCGGCGATAGAGCCTGCGCCACCAGTGTCCTTGAGGTTCACGACAACGCGCTTGTCTTTGCCATTGGCGGCAGTCTTGATCTCTGCCTTGGTGCAGGTGACCTCATACTCACCCTTGGTCAGCGGTGCGTAATCATCCGCCTCAACACTGCTCAGGTCGAGGTTCGCAAATCCATTCCATCCACTCATTTGTCGTCTCCTTTATCAGACGCTACTGCGTCAAGTTCTTCGATTGATTTTGCCGCTTTGTCGGCAGGCTTCATACCACCACGTAGGCCATCAAACTCTTCGTCTGACATGGACATGAGGTGGAGAAGTTCGGTGATGTCGTCTGTCCGCTCAAAGGCTTTCAGGCGACGTCTTGGATCACGGACCTTGCCGTGCCATCCAGACACTTCGTCTGTGATCACGTAGCGTCTAACCTTGGGCATACCCTTCTCGTCCTTGTCGGTGACGCGAACACCACACAACACATGGTCGAAGAGGGCAGGCACTTGCTTGGATACCGCATTGCCTTTGACGAAGGGCCAGAAGTGGGTGACGTCATTGGCATCCTTCTCTTCCTTGGCCAGACACGTCACGTAGACATGCATCGGAAGGTCGCGGACCCACTTGAGAGCGCCGATCATGATGCGGTTGTAGTCACCCCACATCGCAAAACCGTTGCCCGATCCTGCGTGTTCCTTCTCAAGGTGTTCGATCAGCCGCTCAGACAGTTCTGTCAGGCTGTCGATGGCCAGCCACTTATATCCCATCTCGGCAAAGTCAGGGGACGAGAGCATGCGGATGATGCCCTTGAAGGAATACACGTCGCTTTCTGGGTCATGGCTGCCATCCCAAGACGTGAACGGGATGTAATCAATATCAACATCCTCGATGGATTTCAGGCCCGCCTCACCAGAGATAATCAATCCCTTACCAAAACGGTCCTGATACTTACGGCATTGATAAGTCTTACCAAATCCGTGGTGACTGTAGAGCAGCACCTTGCTTGGGCCATCCTTGGCCAAGTCCGATGTGCGCAGCGGCTTAAACATTGTCTACCTCGATTTTTGCTGGAGCATGTTTGCGTGTCAGGGCGGGCTTCCATTTGCTTTGCTCTGACGTGGGTAGTGCGGCAAATTTCTTGCGATCTACCCGTGTTGATTTCTTGATGAAGGATGGGAGTGTTTCATCACCCTCTCCACCCAAGATGCTGTCGAGTGTGTCCTGATCCCACAACCAGCGATCACGGTACGTGACTGTCATCTGGACGGTGCCGATCAGGGGATACACCACTGGCTCTTCATCTGGATCACCACCCGGAAGATACCGCTCAATCTCCGCAACAGTTGCGCTCTCAAGGGCCTTCATTTCTTCGAGGCGATCACGTGTTTCGGATAGCGTGATGGCCAAGAAAGCCAGCTTCTTCCACTTCTCATCATCCACGTTCAGGGGTGTGTCTTCTACATGCGGCTCTGGTTCCGCCTCTCTGGCCTTGTGATCAAGGCTGTCCCAGTCACTCATTGATTGTCCTCCGGTGATTAAGGTGTCTTGCTGTGACATCGAAAGGTGTATAATAGATATGACACCTAGACAAGAGTGTTTTTCAAAAAAGGAGAGAACACATGCCGACCACAATGAAAGTCAGCCAGTTGATTGACGACCTTGGGGGTGCCGCCGAGGTGGCGCGTATTGCGGGTGTCGCCCGCACCGCACCTTACCGATGGATCAAGCACAACTACATCGGCTCTCCGATCCTTGAGCGTATCAAGGCAGCGCGTCCCAACATTGATCTGGACTACTACTTCAAGGAGGGAGAAGCAGAGTGAAGGTATCCGAAAAGATAGACATTGCAATCGAATACCTTGAAAGAGGATGGTCACTCATACCGATCAGCCCCGACACAAAGCGGCCTCTGATCAAATGGCTGGCCTATCAGGATCGCCACCCGACCGAAGATGAAATCACCTCGTGGGTTGAGGCGTGGCCTGACTGTTCCTTTGCGATTGTCACGGGGGAAATATCGGGCTGCGTTGTGGTGGACTGCGACAATGAAGATGCCATCCACGCCGCGTATGACGCGGACATGCGCAGCCCGATCAAGGTGAAGACCAAGCGGGGTGTCCACCTATACTTCGAACACCCAAAGGATGGCACTCGACGTGGACCCCGTGCTGGCAACAACAGCAGGGGAGAGGACTGGCCAAAGATCAATGGCCTCGACTTCCGTGGTGACGGATCATACGCACTCTTGCCCCCATCCTCTGGCTATCACTGGGACTACCCGACCCACACACTGGACTGGGACGACATGCCAATGTGGAAGGACTGGACCCCCAGCCTTGATGCTCACATGGCAAGCAAGTCGAAGGACGACGGGTTCTCCTTCGGTGACCTTGACCTGTCCGGCATCGAGGCCATGGGGGAGTTCGTCTCAGAGTGGGACAACACCGCCCGCTACGTCTTGGAGAAGTACCCCACCACCCGCAAGCTACCCACTGGCATGAGCAATGGTCGCAATGAGCGCGTCATGCGGTGGATCAGCGAGTGCATCATGGATGGGTACTTCGGCGATGAGCTGCGCCTCAAGGGCTACTCGTTCATGAATGAGTTCTACGTGGACCCGTTGGAGGCTGCCGAGTATGAGGCCACGGTGCGGAGTATGGAGGCTGCCGAGAGGCGCAACCATCCAGAGCGCTTCACAGACACGGGCGAGTACATCCCACGCGAGGCGACACACGTCACCACGACGTCCGAGCATCCCGCAGAAGAGAAGCCGCCCGCCAAAACCAAGCGCCTGATCCAGATGAAGGATGCCGAAGACCTCATGCGTGAGGCGGACGGGCGTTCCTATCTGATCGAACCATGGCTACCACCAGCCACCATCGTTCAGGTGCACGGCTATTCTGGACACGGGAAGTCCATGTTCCTACAGCATGCGCTGGGCGCACTCACCGCTGGCCGTAAATACTTTGGCCCCTTCGAGATCGGCAGGGCGGCACGGGTACTTTACCTCGACTATGAGATGGGTATGTCCACCATCGCCAGACGACTGATGGAACTGCGCACAGCACACGGAGACACGGGCGACAGGCTGCAAATCTGGACACCCTTCGTCGAAGGTAAGGACATGAGCCTGCTGCAACCCGAAGGTCTGGCCGCATTGCAGGAGTGGGTGATCAACGTGAAGCCAGATGTTGTGGTGATCGACACCATCCGCAGTGCGTTTCCGGGCCTCAAGGAGAACGACGCTCAAGAATGGTCTCGCGTCAATCAACTGGCCACACGTCTGCGCAACTCTGGCTATGCAGTGATCATGGTCCACCACTCCAACAAGCCCGGAGAGAATGGGAAGTCAGGGCGTGAGGCTGGATCATCGAACCAGCTTACCGTCTTGGAGACGCAGATCAAAGTCACGCAGGTATTCCCAGACGAAGAGACGGCGCGAGAGAACGCTGGCATCTGGGACGAAGACTACACCAAGCCTGTCTGGGATGCGCTCCAACGCAAATGCCCAGCGGATTACAAACTCTACATGGTCAACGAGATACGCTACGGCAAAGTGCGCGAGTGGTCCGACTTGCATGATCGTCTGCAATGGGTGGGGTATGCAGCCAACACCATCACAGACGAACGTACAATCGTGTCGTCACGATCCACAAAGCAGAAGGCCAAGGATATGGCCATCGACGGGTGGGGTATGGAAGCTATAGCTGATCGGCTCTCTCGGCCATTATCTTTGGTGAGAGACTGGCTAGAGGTGCACCCACCCGTATCTTAGCGTCTGTCTCCTTACGGGCGGTGCGTAGCTGGTGCATACGTTCCGCCCACTCCCTTGGCTCCAAGTGACGGATGGCCGTCACCTTCGCGTCAGGAAAACTCTCACGAACTTTGTCGATCATTTGAGCAACACTGGGATACTTTTCTCGGTTGGAATTTTTCGCGCTCATACAGACGCTTTCCTTAGGAATTTTGAACGGATTTTTGGAGGCACCGCCTCCTGCGTCTGCTACTTGCTATGTCAACAAGTCTGCTCTCTTGCTTTCTTGCTCACTACGACAGGCCCCCCAAGGGGGGCTGGCGAAGTGTCTGCTTGTCTTGCTGTCTGGCTCTTTGCCTTACGGCGGTGTATCTGCCGAGGCGTAGTAAGTCAACACCCTTTGACACCTTATACCATTTGAAGACACCCAACGAGTTGTCGTGCTGTCTCATATGGGGTAATAGGATACCACAACACTTGGTGTGAGGTCCGATATGCCACGCAAGATATACGTCTCTGAGGCCAGTAAGGTATGGCTGCGAGACAATCACCTAGATGTCTCCTACCCCGACATGGCCTCTCACATCGGCTGCTGCGTAGACACCCTCAAACGCATCCTCGTGCGAGAAGGTCTCCAAGAATTTGACGGAGCGAAGTACCAAGTCCGCCGCAACCACGACATCCCAACTTGGACACGACCCTGCATGGTCTGCAAGTCAGAGGAAGAAAGACCCAAGGGCTGGTATCTCTGCCGACCATGCAGAACCAGAGCAGGATACGACGAGATATGACCGACGAAATCTGGGCAGACATACCTCACTTCCCCGGCTACCAAGTCTCAACACATGGCCGCATCAACCGCACAGAAAAAACTCCGGGCGGCAAGCCACCCAAGATGATCATCGACTACGACAAGAAGCGACCACGTGGCAGGCACAACGCATACCACCGCGTCAAACTCCTACGAGAAGACGGCGAGAGAATTGAACGTCGCGTCCACAAGATCGTCGCCGACGCCTTCCTCCCCCCACCTCCCTCACCCGATCACGTCATCACGCACATCGACTACGACAGGCATCGCAACGTCCCCGAAAACCTGATGTGGGTCACACGCACAGAGAACCGCGCAAGACGTCAGGCAGACGGCGCTCTCTACACAAGACCCCGGCATCACTACTCGCGCATCTCACCCTTCATCGCAGAGCGCATCCGCCAAGCCTACGCCACGGGCGAATACTCCCTCTCCAAACTGGCCAAGGAATACAACGTCCACCACGAGGCCATAAGACGTATCGTCAACGGCGACTGGCATCGCCCCAAATCCAGCAGAAGGAAACGGCAATGACCACAGCCTCACAACGCAAGGGCAACAACTTCGAGCGCGAACTCTCAGCCTACCTCAACGACACCATTGGCCTACGTGCATCACGCGCCCCACTCTCTGGCGGCGGCAACGTCGGCATGTCAGGTGGCGCTGACCTCCTTGGCACTCCCGGTCTGTTCGTCGAAGCCAAGCGCGTAGAGAAACTCTCATTCCCCGAAGCCATGCGACAGGCCAAGGGGAACGTCGTCAAGACCAACGCGCCCGAAGTCCCTATCGTCATCAACAGACGCAACCGCCAGACCATGGGCGAAAGCTACGTCGTCTTGGAACTCGACGGCTTCCTCCAGTTCTATCACGCTTGGCTCACCCAGCAGGGCCACATCTAACCGGACGACATCCTCCCTCACCCCCACCACACTGGCCTCTATCGCATGTCGGTCATCGGCCCCCCTTTGGGGGGGGTCCATGACCTTCGCAAAACGCTAACGCAAAATAGCAAAAAGAGGTCCAGCCATGGCAAGCCTTGCCCACACCAAAGAGATCGCCGACGAAATTATAGATTGGGTCGCCCACCTTTCCGAGACCACGGAGACCTCAGGCCCCCGCTGCCCCTACGCCCAGCCCGCCATAGACGCAGGCATGGTGGCCGTCCACGTCACCCACGACCTCGACGTCGTCTCCCGCATCAAGGCCACCAACCCCCCGATCCAGAACGCAGTGCACATCTTCGCGTGGACCAACCACATGCACCTCACCCTCGCCGAGTTCCGCGACTGGCTCCACTACCAGAACACCCACCACTTCGGCACGTGGCTCCTCGCCTTCCACCCCGCCGACCCTTCCACCGATTACATTCCCGGCTTCCCCGAAATCATCGACGGCGAGTATGCCGTCATCATCATGCTCAACCTCGAAGAACTCACAGCCTGCGCCCTCCCGCGCACACCCTCCAACCAAGTCCTCCAGCGCACCAACATCGCCCGCAAATTCTTCGCGTCCATTGATCCCGGCACCCTCGCCAAGTTCGACGCTCTCGCCCTCTCAGCCTACGCTCAAGGCCACCACTCCTAAGGAACCCTGCCCATGTCCTCCCTCACCATGACCCCCGAATACCAAGCCTTCCTCGAAGCCATGTCCAAGCACGAAAGCGCTGGCGCATACGACGTCATGTACGGCGGCTCCAAGTTCTCCGACTTCTCCGACCACCCCCGCAAGTTCCACCCCATCAACTCTGGCCCCAACGCAGGCAAGAAGTCTTCCGCCGCTGGCAAGTACCAGTTCCTCGGCTCCACGTGGGACAGTGTCGCCTCACAGTTCGGCATCCCAGACTTCACCCCTCCCTCCCAAGACCTCGGTGCCATCGGCTACGCCATCCAGTCCTACGGCGGTAACCTCTACGAAGACCTTGCTTCCGGCGACCCAGCCCGCATCGCCAACGTCGCCACTGGCCTCAATCACAAGTGGACCTCCCTTCCGGGCGGCATCGAAGCTGGCCAAGACACGGACACCTTCGTCTCCAACTACTTCTCCGCGCTCAAGAACCCCGGCTCCGTCGCATCCAACATTGCTATCTCACAGTCGATGTACGCCGCCTCAGAGGCTGGCTCTGACATGGCCTCCCGTCTATCCCAGCAGGCGGAAGAGGGCGCTTCTACGGGCCTTACAGACGCTCCCAGCGTCCCTGCCGCCCAGCGCCCCCGCTCCCGTCCCGAACTGGACCTTCCCCAGTACGCCTTCGCTCCTCCCACCCATTCATCTCGCCCGCAATCAGCGCCCAACCAAGAGCGCGAACTCCGCACCACCCACCGCCAACTGGCCCAAGAGGGACGCGCCCCTGCCTCCTTCTCCCAGTGGATGCGCAACCAATCTTAAGACAAAAAAAGGGGGGATGCTTTCGCACCCCCCCTCACACTCACGCTCACCCTCACTACTCTTCGGCCAGCGCCTCGCTCACCCGTCCACCACTCACGTTGAAGCGGTCACCGATATGCTGCAATGTCATTTCGGGGTGCGTCCGCGCATACTGCCGCATCTCCCTCTTCAACTCTGCCGTTACCCGATCACTCTGCACGGGCGCTCTCACCTTCCGGTAACTCTTCCGCGTCATTCGCCTCAACGCCATCCCCAACACCCTCGCTTCATCATCTGCGCCCATGTCCACAAGACGTTCCCGCACAAGCGCAACCAACTCCCTCGCCTCCGGTATGTTACTCATCAGTCAGTCTCCCTGTACTTTGGGTGCGTCAGTGCCGTCTCAAGCATCTGCACCGCAATTTCACGGTCATAATATTTTGAGGACGTGATACGCGGCACTTCAATGCGGATACCTGTCGGCAAATGATACATGACAATTATTGTATCCAAGCCGCCAACGCCCATACCAATGCGCTGATCCATGACGTTAATTCGCACATCCTCTGGTTTGATAATATCAAACATCAGTCAGTCTCCTTTTTAATCAGCGTCTTAGTAACCGCTGTCATAGTAACTGCTGCGCCAAAGAACATGCCCGCCATTGCGGTAAACAGTGGGTGCCAATCAAATATGCCGCTAAAAACAACGGCCAGCGCCATAAGTGCCCACATTTTCCATACATGCACCATCACTCACCCGCCTTCCTATTCACGCGCTTCTCCTTGTGCACCTCTTCCAGTGCCAGCTTGGGCGCACCCGCCAGCCCCCACTTCTTCATAAGTCTTGGCATCGCAGGCCCTGCCACCCACAGCTTCCACTGTTTCTGCAAGACGTTCCTCTCCACCAGCCTCCTGATCCGCACCCCTGCCCCACCCTTCTTGAGGCCCAGCAGTTCACACACATCCTCCGTACCCACACCACGCCCCGTCTCCTTCATAAACTTGGCCAACAGGATCGTCGTGTTCACGTCTCCCTTACTCATTCGCTTGCCCATCACTCACCTCCCTTACGACAGCGCGCTTCGCCCGCCGCCTCCAAATGCTTCACCAATTCGTCAGCCAGACACCCGATCACAACGCCCGCAATCTTGGCCACTGCCTCATGTATCTCACGGTCTTCCGTCTGCCGTGTCATCATCTCAACCTGCTCTATCACCCTGTCTTCAACAGCATGCACGAAGCCTCTCACATTCTCTCTCATTCTCTTACCCCTTGATCCACACCAGATTAACAACCTGTCTTATATCCTATACACCTAACCAACACCTGCAACCCTCTTTCGCCACCAAGAGTTAACACTCCTCCCTCTCTCACAACCCTGCCAAAATCCTGCCAAAATCCTGCCAAGTTCCCCTCACTCCCTACGGTAGCAAGGACGCCTCTGGCGTCCATGCAACCTATCCCGAACACCTCCCGCACCCATCCACCTTACCCCCTTTCGCGCCAATCTGGCAGCTAATGTCAAAGGATGGCCCCCTGTTTGGGGGAAGAAGCCCCATACAAACCAACACCTTACCCTCACCTTGCCTCAATCCTGCCACTCAATGCCTTCATCACGCCCGCCCTTCTCGTCGGCACGTGGTGCGCATACCTCGCGGTCATGTTCAGGTTCGTGTGACCCAGCAAATCCTTCAACTGCAACAGGTCAACCTCCCCGCTCTGCGCCAGCATAGTCGCATACGTGTGACGACAATCATGTGGCCTAAACCCCTCGATCCCTGCCGCATCACACACATCTTTCCATCTCGCATAGAAGTCGTTCAGGCACCCATCACCCACCCACTCATCCAAGACGTAGCCACCCTCCCTTTCACCCATGGCCCGCTTCACCCGATCCGTCAGCGGCACAGAGTACCAGCGCTTCACGCCCGCACCTTTCTTCGTATAGAGGCGCACACTATCCTCGCTCACATCCTTCCATCTCAGATGCCTCACACAAGACAGCCTCCCGCCCGTCTCCAACAACAGGACCATCAACCGCCACAGCCCACGATCCCAAGCCTCGCACACTCCCAGCAACCGATCCCGCTCCTCAAACGTCAGCCACCGATCCCGTCCCTCTCCCTCTTTCGGCATCCGTCCAAACACAAAGTTCGTCTTGGCCCCACTCGCCTGCGCAAAGTTCATCACAGCCTTCACGACCACAGCCTCCCGCCTCTGGCTACTGCTCGACACCTTGCGCCCCTCAACCTTGCGCATCACTTCCCAGCCCTCAATCTCACTCACCTTCCGCCCGCCAAACTCCCGTTCAAACCGCCTCAGGTACGTGCCATCCTTGCCAACACCTCCCTCCCTCTCACGCTTACGCTCATACTCCCTCACCGCATCCCTCACGTACACAAGGGGTGAACCATCGTTCACCCCCTTCACCCGTCTCTCCTCCAGCACGGCCCTCACAACACTCTCAACCCTGCGCTTCGCCTCACCCTTCTCTCCGGCCCCGCACCCCGTGCTCCGCCTCACTCTCACCTTCTCACCTGTCTCATAATCCATGGCCATCCCACTCACGTACCAATAGCCATTCACCATCACGAGTTTCATCACCCTTCCTCCTTCACAAACCGATACAAATCCCGCCACTTATCCGGCTCACCCCCCTCCACACACTTACTGGCCCAGTCCAGCGGCAGCCCACCGCTCATGATCTCATACGTCTTGGGCGCTATCATCTCCAACAGAGGCACCACACTCAGCACCACCTGCATCCTGCTACTCACGCCCAGCTTCCCAGCAATGCTCCGCACATACACCTTGGCCGTATTCTCAGTCACACCAAACCGCTCTGCAATTTTCGCATTACTCGCCCCCGTCACCAGCATCTGCATGGCAGCATGCTGCTTCGTCGTGAGCCTACTCAGTACCTCGACCGCATCCAAATCCTTGGCCGCGTCACCCTGCGACGGTCCACCTCGCGCACCATCACCCTGTCCGATCATCTGCATCAGCATGGTACTCAACTGATCCAGCTTCCACTCCAGCCGTTCCAGTTTTGTTTCAATATTTCCATCGCTCATACCTATCTCCTTTGCTCGCGCATCTCCCTTGTTGTCATGTTTATCATAAAGGTTACAGCCAGAAAACTCCGTGCGTCCCACTGCACAGTCCTCCTATGTTACGTTACACACCCCTCACAGCTTACCCTCAACTGTATAAAAGGTAAGACACCTTACCACCCAACACCTTCCGATGTCAAACATCACAAAAAAAGGGACGTCCACACACACGCAGACGTCCCCAACCTTCACTCTATCTCAGCCAGCCTTCCCCTTCCTCACCAGCTTATCAATCACAGCCCCTGCCTCCTCACTCGGCGCATCAATATCCTTCATGCCATGCCTCGCTGCCTCCTCCCCACTCCCCCAAAGCGGCGTCTCGCACTCATACCCGAACACCCTTTCATCAAACTGCTCACCCCTCATCCTCGTCGCCAACCTCATGGCCATCAGGTTGTCACTCCCATGGCACCCCAGCCACCCAGCACACAGCCCGCCATCCCTCTGGTGACACATGAACAGTCCCGCACCCCCTTTCATCAACTGTTCTCCCATGTCCCCATCATAACTGGGCAGCTTCTCATACTCGCTCCTATCCCACACACCGCTCGGCACATCCTTACGATACGGACAAGACGCGCACGGCTCTCTCGCTACGCTCACCACCTGATAATCGACAGCGCAAAAAACACGAGGCTCACTACCGCCCCCGCAGCAATCAGCGTACTCTCCCGCTTCAACCGCTTGATCTCCTTATCCATCCCTTCCATCACATCACTGGCCTCTTTCATCATCTGCACCTTACTCGTCTCCTCCTTCACAAGACGCACCAGCGACTGCCAGACCATGCTCACCCGATCATCTTCGTTCATCCGGTCCATGACTTCCCCCAACTTCTCATGAGACCCCCGTATATCCCTCGCATCCAACCTCACCTCCTCCGTCTCACCACTCGCAAGCGGCACCTCCATCAGTATCAGCCCCCGCTCCTGTGCTCTCATTCTGCGGCGGATCAGTTCATCCAGTTCATCCAGTTCATTCTTCGCTGCACTCGCCTTTGCCATCACACAATCCCTCTCGCTTCGCTCGCTGTCACAATCTCTCTCTCGACCTCACGGCAGCACTCTCGCACCGCCGCCCAGTCATCCTGCCGCACCCCCTTACTCTTCACCCGCCGCGCAACCTCCAGCCAGAACGGTCGGTGTGACCCCCTCCGGGGCCACATGCTCAACCACTCACGTCTTACGACCACACCACTACCTCGCTTCTTGCGTCCACCAATCATGCCGCACGTCCCTTCACTCTGCTGCGCTTCCCCTTCGTGGCCTTCATCAGCCCATGTGCAGGCTTCGCCATCCCTCCCTTACCCAAGAGGATGGCACCCAGTTCACCCATCGCAACCCGTGCCAAGTCCCGCACGTTGTGCACGACCACAGCCTTCGGGTAATACCGCTGCACCGCCCGCGTCATGATGCCGATGCCGACACACTCCACACCCTCACCCTCGATGAAGTCCACGGCGTCCCGCAGGTGCTGCTGATACATGTCCTGCGCCGCGTAATGGCTGCCGCCCCTCACAAGTTTGTACGAAAACGCTGGCTCGCCATCGCTCAAGACCATCATGACCTTGCGCTTTTCAGGGCGCTTCGCCAGCCTCGTGTACGCTGCGATCAGCGCCTCGCTGTCCGCATTGTTCGCGTCCACCGCATCCACAATGCTCACCAGTGGACCCTTCGCATCCACAAGACGATCATCAAACGCCTTGAACAGCGGCATTTCCAACGGCTCCACACGCCCAAACCCCGGCTTCTTATTTTCCCAGTCGTTGGTAAAGCCGATCACCTCAAGCGCCACACCAGTGCGCCCAACAGCCTCACAGATTGCCAGCACACAGTCCTGTGCAACCCGCGCTTTCCCGTCTGACGACATGCTGCCGCTCAGGTCCACCACCACCTGCAAGGCGGTATCAATGTCCCTGCTCTCGTCCCGCTGCTTGCGTATATCCTTGCGCCCTGCCATCGCCGCAACGAACCGCCGCGTATCCAGCTTGCCGCTCTCCAGATTGCGGTGCCAGTCCCGCTCCACTCTGGCCATCAGCGCCCGCTCCAGCCCTCGCCGCATCACGTTGACGTCGCCACTCATCTCCGCAACCTTGCGGTTATACACACTGGCCCGACCACCACGCAGCACACGCATCCAGTGTTCAAACCTACTCTCCCCCACAAAATCTGGCCGCGTCTTCATCTTGGCATGTGGGAACCAGTCATACTTCTTCGCAGTGCTCACGTAACTCTTGCTCGCATCGACGTCCCCACTACTCAACTTGGCTTCCTTCAACTCCTTCTCCAAGACCTCCCCAATCTCTGGCATCTTGATCTCTTTCGGCTTCTCCTTCTTCTCGCCATCCGGCTCACCCGTCACGTCCAAGCCTGTCGGCTCGCCATCCTCGCCGTCACCCATCGCGTCTTGGCCACCATCCTCGGCGTCGCCCTTACCTTCCTCACCGTCTTCGATCTCGGCGTCGGCTTCACCGCCTTCACCCTCACCTTCTTCGGCCTTGCCCTCGGCTTCACCTTCGCGCTCACCTTCACCCTCTTTGCCTTCGCCCTCACCTTCTACGTCTTCACGCTCACCCTTCTCACCCTCACCTTCACCCTTGCCTTCACCATCCTCACCCTCTTCGCACTCACCCTCTGGCCCCTCACCCTCTGCGCCTGACCCTGCGCCTTCACCCAGTTCCTTGGCGATCTTCTCGGCCAGCTTGCAGGCATCGACAGTGTTCTTGCACCCTGCCAACTCACCGATCCAGCGCTCCAGTGCCTCCCGCATTGGCGCATCCAGCATGTCCAGCAACTCACCGCACGTGCTTTCGCCGTACCCCTTACGACCCTCCCACGTCAGGCCCACAGCCACGGCACACGACGGCTCACGCAACTGCTCTTCCGTCACGCGCCCTTCACTCACGGCCAGCAGCAACTCACGATTGACGCTGGTCGTTGTCGCCCGCAGGTTCTTCTGGCTGCCCGGATAGTCCCGCATGTGCAGACGTTCGATCCGCACATCCTCAAGGGCTTGCAGGATGTTATCCACCAACGCTGGCCCTTCCTTCGCAATGTTACGGCCTGCGTTCCACCTCTTCCGGTACGGCTGCGCTCCCTTCATGTCGGTGTGCCTTACGTGCGCACTCTCATGGTCGCCGAACCCCCGCATCACAAGCTGGGTCCATTCATCCACCTCCTTGCCCTCCACCAACGCTGGATAGTAGATCACACTGCCGTCCGTCCTTGCCCCCTTGCCTTCGAACACCACCTTGATGTCCTTCTTTCTCCCAAATACTTCACTCGTTCCCGTCATCTCATGTTGAAACATATCGCTACGCATGGTTATCTCCTCTTGCGCTAGTGCTTGATTGTACTCTCGTGTGTGCTGACCGAGGCGCGTCACGCCTCAGTCCTTACGGCCCGCCTTGTCAGCGGGCCGTTTGCTTTCCGGCTCAGTAATCGAAGACACGCTGGGCAATACCTGCCAGCACCGCCCTGTCCTGCTGCGTGGCACGATCCAGCACAGACGTGGACACCGCTTCCTCCACTGCCTTACCCCGCTGGTCCTTGGGCCAGTACGTCGAGTACACGTGGAGCAATTCAGCGAGGTCCATGTACCCCCTTGGCGTGATGGGCTGGAGTACAGTCGCATCCTTGAACGCCTGCAAGTGTTCGGTCACATACGCCCCGACCTTCCCTCTCAGGCCCTTATCCAGAGCAGGCGCAGCCTTCTCGATCAGCTTCATGCGATCCTCAGGTGCCAGATACTTGACTTCCATCCAGCGCTCGAACCTGTCCAGCAGCGCAAGACTTTGCTGCCGTGCACCCTGATACATGCCCTTCTCGTCACCCTGTCCGACGGTATTGCCTGTCGCAAACAACCTGCTCATGCCATTGGGCTTCACGATCCGGCCACCATCTTCAAGGATGCGCAGTCCGTTACCCTCCAGCACAGACTGCATCGCATACATGATGTCTGGCCGTCCGAAGTCGAACTCGTCGAGGCACCCAATCACTGGCCCTCCGATCATCTTGGGCAACAGGCCCTCAAGGAACCTGCTCACGGTCACGCCATCCTGCACGATCAGTTCATCCTTGCCGATCAGCATGTCCCGCGTGATGTCGCTGTCCATGTTCAACCGCATGAAGGGCCAGTGCATCTTGGCCGCAACCTGCTCGACCAAGGTCGTCTTGCCTGAACCCGTATCTCCATGGAGATACATGCGCTTGTTGCCCACAATGCTGGTCAGCACACGGAACAACTCGAAGGGCCGGAACACGTAGTCCTGATTGACCTGCGGCACATCGGGATGCTCACCCTCCCACGTCCACACTGGCACATCAAAGCGGAACGTATCCGCCCCAGCCTCAACCCCGAACACCTCACACGCTGGCTTCACCATCCAGTGGCCCTTCGGCACAGCCCCAGAGACGCTCTCTACGTGCACCTTATCGCTTGGCTTCATGATCCCCAACGCTGGTGCAGAGACGGCCTTCTCCGCCGCCTCTCTGGCCTCCTGCCGCGCCTTCTCGGCATCCCCCTTGGCCTTCCGCAAGGCAGCTTCCAGCCCGTTCACCGCCACGACCAGTGTCTTGAGGCTTGGCATTGACGCCGCACTCAGCGTCATGTCCACCAGCTTCACGACGCTTTCGTCTGTGGGCAGGGTCAGTTCTGTGAACTCGCGCACGTCTACGTCTACGTCTGTCTTCGCCATGTCTGTGTCTTCCTCTGATGTTGTGTGTGTTGTTGTCTTCGTCGTCTCGTCCAAGGCGTCGTGCAGAACCCCTGAAAGTTCATCCCGCCCAAGCCCTGTGTCGTTCAGCGTCTTCTCCACGCTCAAGGCAATCAGGCCCTCGTCTGCATCGAGCCAGACTTGGTACATCTTCGGATCATACACGCCGTGCACCCACTCACTGGCCCGCTTCGCCAGTGCATGAAAGCTCGTCTCTTCGAGGTGCTTACAGAAGGCGTTGATTACCTTCTTCATCAGCACCCGCATCTCGCCTGCGCTGGGTGCTTCGGAAATGTGTCCACGACCTTGAACATCGCA